GATGATAGTTCTTTTACATTTCAAGATAAAGCTCGTAAGAAGGTTATTGCTCGTGAATACTGGGGGTATTGGCATATTGATGATACTGGAGAGGTTGAGCCTTTTGTAGCTACCTGGGTAGGAGACACATTTATTAGATTAGAAGAGAATCCTTATCCAGATAAAAAGATTCCTTTTGTATTAGTTCAATATTTACCTAGACGTAAGAATATTTATGGAGAACCAGATGCAGCTCTCATCGAAGACAATCAAAAAATTGTGGGTGCTGTTACTCGCGGTATTATTGATATTATCGGTCGTAGCGCTAGTGGACAGCAAGGCATTCGAAAAGATGCTCTTGATGTAACTAATGCCCGTAAATTTGAACGAGGTGAAGACTATAAGTTTAATGCTAATGTAGATCCAAGACAGGCATTTCATATGGAGGTATACCCTGAAATACCCCGTTCTGCTATTGAAGTACTAAATATGCAGAATAATGATGCTGAAGCTTTAACAGGAGTTAAAGCATTTACTCAAGGTATTTCAAGTCAAGCATTAGGATCTTCAGCTACTGGAATTAGATCAGCACTTGATGCTACGTCTAAGCGTGAATTAGGTATTTTACGACGGCTTTCAAATGGATTGAATCAAATTGGACGTAAAATTATCTCAATGAATGCAGAATTTCTAGAAGATGAAGAAATTGTTCGTATTACTAACGAAGAATTTGTAGCTATTAATCGTAATGATTTAGGAGGAAAATACGATATTAAGCTCAATATTTCTACTGCTGAAGCTGATGAACAAAAAGCTAGTGAGTTAGCATTTATGTTACAGACTATGGGTAATACTATGCCTCCAGAAATGGGTTTTATGGTTTTAGCTGATATTGCTAAATTACGTAAAATGCCTGATTTAGCTAAACGTATTAACGAATACCAACCTCAGCCTGATCCTGTAGCACAGCAAAAAGCACAACTTGAAGTAGCACTATTAGAAGCGCAAGTTCAAAATGAAACTGCTAAGGCTCAAGAGAATGCAGTTGATGTTGAACTTAAGAAAGCTAAAGCTGAAACCGAAAGAGCTAAAGCACGAGCTATGCATAGTGGTTCTGATATGAGTGATCTTGATTTTGTTGAGAAAGAATCTGGGGTAGGTAATGCACGAGATATGGAATCAACTGACAGAAAGCATGCTCAAAGCATGGAGAGTAAAGAGCGTGACAGACGATCTAATATGGAAAGTAAAGAGTATGATAGACAAGCTAACCTGGAGGGGAAAGAACATGATAGGTTATCTACTCTTGATAAAACTGCGTTTGATGCACTAACTAAATCATAAGGAGTTATATGACAGACCTAGAACAAGTTGAAATTCAGATTGATATGGCGAACAAATTACGAAAAATGCGAGATAATTGTGTTAAGTTAACTGCTAATGAATCATTTAAAGATATTATTACTGAAGGATATTTTAAAGAAGAAGCAGCTCGTTTAGTTATGGCTAAAAGTTCTAATCTTACTCCTGAACAAATGCAACTAATTGATAATATGATTTTAGGTATTGGAGCTTTTGCTAATTATATTGAATCTGTTATGAGACGTGGTGCAGAAATGGATCAAGCTTTAGGAGAACATGAACAAACTCGTGAAGAAATTTTAGCTGAGGAGATAGCCGTATGACTCAAACTTCCTTAGGCTTATCTGATAAAGAATTTTTAGAAAAAGATCCAGCTGAACTTTTAGCTGAAGTAGATATAGAAGAATCAGCTAATCAAGAAATTGAATCATCAGATCAAACTGATGAGGATAAGGTTGCTACCTCTGAAGAAGAGGTAAGTGAAGCACAAGAGCAAACTGAAGATGAAACTATTGAGGAAGAAGTAAGCCAACCTGAAGGGGATACCCAGACGGAGCATGAACCTTTTACTGATAGTGATACGACAGAATCTCTTGATACTAGTAAGAAAGACTCGACTGACACAAAGGGGGATACTCCGGAAACTACAGAGTTTGATTACGAAAGTGCTTATAAAAAGGTGATTGAACCTTTCAAAGCCAATGGCGTTGACATGCAGGTTAAGAACCCTCAGGATATCATCCGTCTAATGCAGATGGGTGCTAATTATCAGAAGAAGATGGCACAATTAAAGCCTAATCTAAAGATAATTAAGATGTTAGATAATAACCAGCTTCTTGATGAAGTTAAGTTGCATAATCTAATTGATTTATCCAAGAAGGACCCTAAAGCCATCACTAAGCTTATTCAAGAAAGTAGTATAGATCCTTTAGATATTGACAAGGATGTACCTACAGATTATCACCCGACAAATTATTCTGTCAGTGATAAAGAATATCATTTAGATCAAGTACTTGATGACATTAAAGGTACCGATACTTTTGATAAAACAATTAATGTTTTAACTAAAGAGTGGGATACTAAGAGTAAAGCCGCTATTTCGGATAATCCTGAAATTATTGGTGTTATTAATGCTCATATGGGTAATGGCGTATTTGATAAAATTAACGCAGTATTACAACAGGAAAAAACACTGGGTAAACTAACTGGTGTTTCTGATGTAGACGCGTATAGACAAATCGCTGAGTACATGCAGAGAAATGGTGTTCTTTTTGAACAGGGTGATACAACTGTAGAAACACCTAAAGTATCAAGTAAAACTGACAAAAAAGCTGAAGCTGATCGTAATAAACAACGAAAAGCAGTAGCACCGGTCAAGCAGACTACTACAAAAAAAGCTCCAGCTGATGAGAACTTTTTGGGTTTATCAGATGATGAGTTTATGAAGAAGTATGCTGTTCGGTAATTAATCACTATATAAATAGGAGCCTAGCGAAAAATGGCTGGCGAAACTTTATATAATACTCCTAGTCAGGGCACCCCTACTGGAACTGCTTCCAGTATAGGTTCTCAGGCGGTAATGGATTATTATTTCAAAAAAGCTCTTATTGCTGTTCGGGATCATCAGTATTTCATGCCTTTGGCTGATGTACGTGCGATGCCTAAGCATATGGGTAAGAAGATTAAGCAGGATGTCTACGTTCCTTTGATTGATGTAGCAAACACAGGTACGCAAGGACTAGACGAAGATGGATTGTACCTTCAAGCTACACCAGATACCTGGACTGGTTGGAATAGTTCTGGTGTTGTAGTATTAGCTACTTATACATCTGAAGCACTTGCTATAGCAGGTTCTGGCGTAACAGATGTTGCGCGAAATGACCAAAATTTTTATGGTTCATATAAAGATATTGGTGCCATTAAAAAGAAGATTCCAACTCTCCGTGAGAACGGTGGTCGTGTTAACCGAGTAGGTTTCACGCGTACTCAAGTTGAAGGGGATTTGCTTAAACGTGGTTTTTTTACTGAGTACACTCAAGAATCAATGGATTTCGATAGTGATGCAGATTTACTATCCCATATTGTTGAGGAAGCTCTTGTTGGTGCTAATGAATTGACTGAAGCTGAGCTTCAGAATGATTTGATTACTAATGCAACTGCTAATGGTACTGCTTTCTACTGTTCTGGTAATCCAGGAGTTGAAGTTGGTGGTCCTTTAGAAGTTGATTCAGTTGCCGATTACGAAACTTTGATGAATCTTTCTATTGCTTTGGATGATAATAAAACTCCTAAGCAAACAAAGATTATTAGTGGTTCTCGTATGATTGATACTAAAACCATTAATGGTGGTCGGGTCATGTTTATAGGAACTGATTTAATTCCTGTAGTACGCAAAATGAAAGGAATTGATTCTAGTTCTGCTGTAGGTTCCGGCTTTGTTGGCGTAGAAAAGTATGCTGATGCCGGTACTATTATGCACGGTGAAATTGGTTCTGTTGATCAATTCCGCATCGTTGTAGTTCCAGAAATGCAGTATGACGTAAAAGGTGGATCTAAGCCATCTGAGGACGGTACTGGTAAAGACGGTGCTGATATTTATCCAATGCTGGTTGTTGGAGATGGCGCATTTACTACTATCGGTTTTCAGACTGATGGAAAGAGTGTTAAATTTTCCGTTAATCATAAGAAGCCTGGTAAAGAAATTGCTTCTTTGGATGATCCATATGGTGAGGTAGGGTTCTACTCCATCAAATGGTATTACGGTTTTATGGCACTTCGTCCAGAACGTCTTGGTATTATCTGGACTGCCTTAACAGCTACCTGAGTGTAATTAACATTGTTTGACCGTCCCTCCGAGCGCTTTAGCGCTCGGGGGACATCTTTTTAAATAAAATTAGGAGATAAGAATGGAAGATACGACACTGGCAACTCCCATTAATGGAATGACAGATGATGAACTCAAACAAGAATTAAAAGATAACGGAGTTGTTCTACATCACAAAACTGGAACAAAGAAGCTTGCTTCTACGTTAGCTAAAGTTAGAACTAAGGAATATCAAGAAGATCCTAATAGTGCTATTCCATCTAAAAAAGATTCTCTTTCTAAATCTACTGAAGCATCTAGAGATGCAAAAGCAAAACATTTAGCAGCTATGCAAACTCCAGAAAAATTAGCTATGAAGCTTACTCGTATAGTAGTTACTCCTAATGATCCTACCATGGTTAATTATCCAGGACTTATCTTTACTGTAGGCGCTTCAGGACTTAATAATGGAAGAATGGTTAAAAAGTTTGTTCCTTTTAATAATGAAGAAGGATGGCATGTTCCACAAATTATTCTTAATCAAATTAGGAATGCTGAAATGCAAAAATTTAAAACTGTAACTAGAGCTAATGGTGAAAAAGTTTTGGAACCATATTTAACTAAGAAATTTAATGTACAAATTTTAGATCCACTTACTCCAGAGGAATTAAAACAAGTTGCTGCAGCTAATAAAGTTGCAGGTTTTAGTGTAGGAGCTACTAACTAATGGCTATTAGTATTGTTAATTTAACTCAGAATGTTGTTACAAGTGCTGATAACATAGTAACAGGTACCGGTATATTTGATGACATGATGACAACTGTTAATGCCCATATGGCTGCTCAGTTTAATTTAGGTCGGATTACTGGTAGTGACTACGCAACAGTATACCTAACAGCTATACAAGCTACTGTACAGCAAGCTGTAGCATATACAATAGGGGTACAAAAGGGTAATGCTGAGGAATCTCTATTGTTTCAAAAAGAAGTTACTGAATTTGCTCAAACTGAACAAGCTACTAAAGTAGCTCCTACTACTACTAGTGTTGCAGGTAGAGCAAATAATCTATCCAGCGAGCAGGCAAAAGGATTTAAATGGAACGCCGATCAAAAATATCTTAAAACTATTTTAGATGCCTGGAGTGTTAATATTTCTACTGCTGGTGTTGCATCTACGGGCGTAGTTGCTCTTAATACAACTGGTACAGGTAATGTTAATACGCAAATAACTAATGCCGAACCTACTGACTAGGACGGTGATTAATGAGTTTTGTTGCTACTGTTGTCACAGCTGTCGTTAATATTGTCATAGATGTTGTTGTATATATAGTTGAAGCAGTTATACAAGTAGTTGAGCTAGTCATCCATCTTATCATGGTACTTCTTGGTTGGGATGGGAGTAGTGACCAAATTGTTGAATATTATGAAGTTTATAATGTCCCCCTGTTTGACGATGTAGATAGAAAAAATCCCCTCTTAAATTCAATTATTAGAAGTATCCTCTCCAATACAGACCTTGCCAGTAATCTCATTTATCATTCTGCATTTCGTAGTCTCAAAGGAAATATCAAAGACTTCATGCAATTCATTGAAGATGGGAATTACTTTGAAGATTTTCCTACAATAGAATCTTATATTCTAACTGTAGATTACACTGAATTAACCGCTGCATTAAATACTCTTAATGGTGTTCCATGCACTCCTGAAGGCTCTTATTTAACAGCATTAAGTATTCCTAGTTGGGTTAAATATTGGCTTCAAGAAAATAAAGCGTACAACGTCGGAACTAATACCCTAGGGGTAGATTATTCTACAACCAGCGAAGATACCGTTACAATAACCCCGTCTACTAATAACTTTGATATTGATATAATTGGTGAAAT